TACGATTCGAAAAATCGTGCAGGTTTGAGAGGTGGTGTTACAGCTTTGAGACCTTACTGGGGTTCCATGAGAGGGTGCGCTGGCTTAGTCGGACTACTGCTGGTGCTGCTCTCGCCACTCTTCGAGGGGCTTGTCTTTCTTGCTTGAGTTGCAGCTGCGGTGGGCGAAGTCGATGTTGTCGATGTCATGGTGTCCGACGCGGGTTCGGTGGCCATGTGGTATCCTTTCTGTGCAAGAACAATTTAGCTTCGTTCCTGTTCTTGTTTCTTCTGTGGGGAGCCCCTGGTGTGGAAAGCCGGGGGCTTCTCGTTTTAGTTGTTGGCGAGGATGGTTGGGAGTGTTTCACGGGCTTCGGCGATTTCGCGTTCTTCCCTCTCTTCGTTGAGGGCCTGTCTTGCTGCGACCTGTGCGGCGTTGATGAACTCGTTGTAGAGGGCGTCGAAGTCGGTGTCTGCTTCGTTGGGGGCGGTCATGGCGGTTTCCTTTCGGTTGTGCTGATGGCTGTAGTGTAGACAGGGTGGGACGGTGGTGTCAAGCGCCTGCGGGAGCCCAGCCGAGGTGGTTCAGCCGGGAGTAGTCGCCCTCCCTCTCGAGGAGGACGTGCCCGGTGCGACCCTCCCGGTTTTTGGCGACGTGGATGTCGGCGCGGGTCCAGTCGGTGACTCCGTTCTCGTGGGGGCAGGAGAGGAGCATGACGACGTTGGCGTCCTGCTCGATGTTGCCGGACTCACGTAGGTGAGAGAGCTGGAGCTCACCGCCGGGGGACTGTTCGGCTTGGCGGCCGAGCTGGGCGATAGCGAATACGGGGATCTGTAGGTCTTTGGCGAGGTTCTTCAGGGATCGGGTGTATTCGCCGATGAGTTCCCAGCGGGCTCTTCTGTCGCCTGGTGCGGCGTTGATGAGGCCGATGTAGTCGATGAATGCGGCGGTGAGGCCGTGTTGGCGGTGGAGTAGGCGTGTGGTTGCTACGAAGTCTCCGATGGTGAGGTTTGCGCGGTCGTCGAAGTGGATTGGTAGTTGGCGGAGGTGTGGTACTGCGGCGTTGATGCGGGCTTGTTCGTCGGGGGTGGGGTGGCGGCGTCGGGTTACGGCGTCTCCGGGGACGTTGGCGATGTTGGAGAGGATGCGTGACCAGAGTTCGCGGCCGGCCATTTCGAGGCTGGCGAAGTAGACGTGGCCGGTGTCTGCGAGGGTGGCGGCGGCTTGGAGGGCGAGGAGCGATTTTCCGACTCCTGGCCTGGCTGCGATGACGTAGAGGCCGCCTGGTTTCCATCCTCCGATGATGTGGTTGAGGTCGGGCCAGGGGGTGGGGGTGAAGGGTGTCGCCTTGGTGGTGAAGTCGGCGAGCTGGGTGAGGCACTGGTTGTTGTCGACGAGTGCTGTGGAGCCGGTGGAGACTTGGTTGAGGAGCTCGCGGATGGTGGCTTCTGCGTTTGAGGGGTCTTCTCCGGCTTCGATGATTTGGAGGCCGCGGGTGCAGGCGTCTGCGAGTTGGCGGCGGGCGGTGTTGTCGATGAGTTTGTTGGCGTAGACGCCTGCGAGTGCCCCGTGTGCGACTGCCGTGAGGTCCATGATGTCTAGGAGGTAGTCGGGGGTGACGTTGGCGTCGGTGATGGTGGGGAGTTTGTCGAGGATGAGCTCGCGGGTGAGGCCTTGTCCTGGGTTCTTGGCCTTGTAGTCTTCGATGAGTCGCCAGATGGCGGCGTTGCGGGTGTCTGCGAAGTGGTGGGGGTGGATGTTGTCGAGGTCGATGAGGGCGTTTGGGTCGCCGCTGAGGGCGATGTTGAGGATGGTGGTCTCGGTGTTCATGTTCGTGTTGGTGAAGAATGGGTTACGCGCCTGTGAAATGGTAGGCGATGCGGATGGTGTCGACGAGGAGGTGGATTAGTGCTTCTGTCCCTGCCTGGGTGTTGAAGGCGAAGGCGGCGGTGGAGATTTGTGTGGTGTCACCGCCTGTGATGGTGGGGAGTGTTGAGCGCGCGTTGAGTTCTTTCGCCGTGGCCCGGGCGTCGATGAACACTTTCTGGGCGGAGATTGTTAGGTCTGTGGCGACCGCGTTGGAGAGGATGATGGTGGCGGCCGTGAGCTTGGCGAGGCTGATGAATGCGATCTCCAGGGTTGCTGGGTTGATGCCGTCGCGTGTTGCGCTGGAGATTAGCTGGGCCGCGGCGGCGGGGTTAGTCTGGGTGTGGTCGTCTTCGATGAGGGAGAGCCACCTGTTGGGGCCTGCAGCTACGAGGTGGAGTTTCTGGCGTGGGGTGAGCATGGTGTGTTCCTTTCGGTTGTGCTGATGGCTGTAGTGTAGACGGGGTGAGACGGACCTGTCAAGCCCTGCCGGTGTGGCGGTCCAGGTATGCCTGTGCGTTAGCCCACCCTGGGTCGCCGGGGATCCCCATGCTGGGCTTCCAGAAGTTGACGTACGGCCGAGGGTCGATGCCATGCTTCTCGCAGGCGTACCAGAAGTCTTCCTTGGTAACCGGTTTTCCGGTGGTTGCGTTGATGACCGGAGCGGCCTGAGGTGCACCTGGGGTGGGCGTATCAAGCTCATCCTCCCAGCTGCCTGACCTCAGCCACCTAGCCGGGTAGGGGATGTACTGTCGTTCAGTGTTCTTGGCCTTCCAGGCGGCTTTCTGTCGCTGGAGACCGTCCATGAGCTCCTTGGGGGTGACCCCCTTCTTCAGGACTGCACGGTAGGCTTTCTCCGCATCAGCCTTTTTGACCTTCTTGGGGTACTGGGCCCACCACTCGGCGAAGCCGCCCGCAGGCTTCGAGGCAGCCTTGGTCGAGGTTCTGTCGAGTGTGTCGCGGGCGTCATCGGTGGCTGCTGGGACGTCAATGAGGGTGGGCTGTTCAGCAGGGAGGACGAACTCAGGGTGCTCGGCGGCGGCGATACGTGGGCCGACCTGATTCTTCTCGCAGTACTCCCATCCCTCGTCCGTGAGTCGAGCTCCAACAGGGCTCTTCTGCTTGTCTGGGCGCTTCATCCAGTTAGGTTTGTAGTTAGGGGACATGGGGGCGGTCCACTCGTAGACGTTGTGGTGCCATCGTGACCCTTGTTCGCGTTCCTTGTAGACACGGATGACCTTGGCTTCGACTAGCTCGTCGATAGCGTAGCGGACCATCCGCTCCTGGAGGTCAGTGTCTTGTTTGAGGGTGTCGAGCCCTGGGAAGCAGACGGGGCGGCCGGGCCAGTCGTCGTGGCAATCGTTCATCCTGGCTGCGAGCACGAGGGCGAGGACCTTGGAGCTGGGCTTCAGGCCTCGCAGGGCGGCTGCTTCCGATTCGTAGTTGCGCATGATATGATCCTTTCTGTGTTCTCTAGGGGGCGCCAGTCTAGCATGAGCTGGCGCCCCCGCTTTCTCGCTTAGGTGGGCGAGCCGCTCAGACGCCTTCCATGTATGTGCGCGCCCTCTCGTCTGCCTCGTCTAGTAGGCGCCAGCATTCACTCTCGTCAGCCGCCTCGGCTGTGGACATGTAGCCCTCAGTCAGCCCCTCGGGCCAGTCTTCGTGGGCGCAGGCCGATGTGTACTCGAAGCCAGCAAGGACCGCCTCTGCGAGGGTGGGGTGTTTCGCCAGGAAGGTTACCTCGTAGGAGGGGCCTTTGCCGCGCGTGGAGATGAGTCCGTACTTGATGAGCTTCGAGTTCCGGCGACTGCCGTGGCCTCCCACAAGGAATGCGCTGGAGGGGGTGCGGACTGATATTCCAGTGACTATGCCGTCGTCCCATATGGGCTTGTAGGTGCTTCCGCCGCTCTTGCCGGGGCGAATGTTGTGTAGTGGCGCCAGTAGGGCCTCCCAGTAGAGGTTCTCGTACTGTGTTGAGAGATTTGAGAGGGCGACCCAGGGGACGATGGGGTAGTCGTTGCCTTGTAGCTGGTAGTCGTAGTGTCGACTGTTCCTGAAGGCGTCGCCGACCTGGTAGGTGAGCCCTTTGAGGGTTAGGTCGTTGACCCGTGAGGAGGTGCTGGGGGTTGAGATGCGTTCGCGGAGTGGGTGTCGGTGTTCCATGTGAACACCCTACCCGGTGGACCCTTGGATATCAAGCCCTACTCTCCGTGTGGCAACACAGTGCAGACACCTCTGCAACACAGTGCAGACACCTCTGCAACACAGTGCAGACACCTCTGCAACACAGTGCAGACACCTCTGCAACACAGTGCCAACTAACCCTTTAAGTAGAACCCTCTAAGAGAAACACTCTCTACGCGCGTACGTGTGTGCGTCTTCGCTTCGCTCCGATCGTCGGACCATTGGTCCTTGATCGTCGCCCTGGCCTTCGGCCTAGTTGGTCCACGAGAGCAAGGACCAGGAGATGGTTCGTTGGCTAGTCACGTACCTGGCTCTCGTTGATCCTTGGTCGCCTGGTCGTGTTGGAGCGTTCAGAGTCTTCCTCGTTGTCCCTGCCCCTCCTTGCTGTACTGAGACGGAACGTGACTCCTTCTCCTTCCTTGCTCTGGTGCCAAGCAAGGGGTTGGGTTGTGGTTGCTTTGGGTTGATCGTCTCTAGCTGGTTGACGCTCACCAAGAGTGCTCACCCCCCCGGCGGCGCGCCCGCTCGCGGCCCAGGAAGGGGTCTGGGAGGCTCTCTGGCGGCCGAGCAGGGGTGGGTGTGGGTGCTGGCCTACCTGGGGTCGCGAAAGGCGCTCAGATTGGCTTACACGGCCCCGAGGGTGAACTGTCCGGGTTTCCCGGAGGGTTGACTGTCGTGCGTGAGTGTGGTTATGCTGGTCATGCTGATAGGGGTCCGCCTTGATGGATCACGATTGAGTTTCCTTTCCTCTCGTGTATGCCAAGGCGGGCCCCGCCCTTTGCCCCAAGGGATCCGGCATGGTAGACTGTGCTGGTCAGCCAACGAAAGGACACCTTATGAAGATCGACTGGGAGAACACCCCCCAGTACTGTGAGGTCTGCGACCACCAGATGCGCGCACCTCGAACAACGCTCGTCGACCACCCTGGCACTCGCGCCTACGGGGGGAAGGGGATCTGCAACTCCTGCTACCGGCGTAAGCGCCGCGGCCAGGACGGTGCGGCCAAGACGTACATGGACTGGAGTGAGGTGCACCACTGCTCACGCTGTGGTGTTCGCATGCGCCCCCCGCGCACTAGCGTTAGCGAGTTCCCTGAGACTCGCCTGTACTCCGGGAATGGGGTCTGCGCCTTGTGCGCTAAGGGTCACCGCAAGGTCGGCCCTACTGTTGCTGAGCTCGCAGCCCAGGGGCATCCTTGTATCGAGCCATGCCCTCTTCCTTCGAATAAGCGCTCCGACATTTGGTGAAAGGACACCCCTCGTGCTTTACCTCCTCATCTATGGCGACAAGAGCAGCCCTGACGTTGATGTGATCCTCTGTGACCGCCACCCCGAGCGCACTGACGAGGGGACGTGGGTGTTCAAGAATGAGGGGCAGCCGGACTTCTATGTGTATCCGGGTGACTACCTGTCGATCCATCACGCCTACTTCGGGGGCAAGGCCGCCAAGCCGGCTTTCCTCTTCGACGTCCGCGAGGGATCCCCGAACAGTGAGGGCGTGTCGATGGTTTACCCGGGTGACGTGCGGTGAACGCGGATGATCTCAGTGAGGTTCATGTGCGGGCGCTTGTCGCATCCCTCGACTGTGCGGTTGATGAGCTCCGGGATGCGCTCGATTCGGCGCACCAGAATGGCGCGTATGATGTGCCGCATCATCGCCGTAACGCTGATCAGGATGACGCCGTCATCCGGGTTGGTGAGGCGCAGGAGGGTGTTGAGGAGTACCTGGAGCTGGTGTTCACTGACCGGTATGACCTGGGTGTGCATGTGACGTTGGAGGTGATTGGGTAGTGGCTTGGGGTAAGAATTCCAGGCGCCGTCGGGAGCTCCCTAAGGACTGGGACAAGATTCGGCGAGTGGTCCTGAGGCGGGATGGTGGCCTGTGCGTGTTCTGCGGTAACCCGGCGAATCAGGTGGATCACATTATTCCTGACGGCCCGCACGTGCCGGACAACCTTAGGGCGTTGTGCCAGCACTGCCATATGGTGCGCACGCAGCAGCAGTCGGTAGAAGCCAGGAAGCGTCGCTATAATCGAGGCAATAAGGCTCGAGGCCCAAGGCCGAAGAGTAAGCACCCCGGATACCTTTAGGAGAGTCGACGATGGGAGTGAAGGGACCGATCCCGAAGCGCAGCACTGAGGGGCACCGTACTACTCAGGCTAGGAAGCTTGATGGTGGCGTGGAGCCCGTTAATGTGGTTGCTGAGCAGGTGAAGCCGCCTAAGCCGGATCCTGGCTGGCACCCCATTGCGAAGAAGCTGTGGAAGGCTGTGGAGGATTCGACGTTCACTCGTTACTATGAGCCGTCGGACTGGATTGTTCTCTACTCCACCTGCGATGACTTGTCGAATTACAAGATGCAGGATCGGCGTTCTCCCACGATGCTGGCGGCGGTGAACACGATGCTCACGTCCTTGCTTCTCACTGAGGGTGATCGGCGCAGGGTTCAGATCGAGATCAACCGCGTTGATGAGTCTGAGGCTGAGTCGGCCGGCGTGGTCGCGTTGCAGGCGTGGACGAAGGCGCGGGCAGCGAAGTGACTGACACGCTCCCCGCACCCCGGGAGCGAACCGACACGCTCCCCCTCGAGCTGCCGGAGAGGACGCTCGGCTACCATGCTGCGGCGTGGATGATGGATAACCTGATTCAGCCTAATGGGCCGAAGGCGGGGCAGCCGTTCATTCCGACTGATAGGCAGATCGAGTTCCTGGCTCACTTCTACACCCTGAATCATAAGGGTTCCTTTGTGTACAGGCAGGGAATTAGAAGATTGGCCAAGGGAAGTGGCAAAGCTGTAAGCTTGCTCACACCCATTCTTACTCCCGATGGCTGGCGTCAGTTCGGAGACCTCGCTGTTGGAGATCGCGTGTTCCATCCGTCCGGCAAGCCCACCATGGTAACTCAGGTGCACCAAATCGGTCAGTGGGACACATGGGATGTTGAGATCTCCGATGGGACCATCCTGACCACGTCCGGCGAGCACCTGTTCACGGTGGATGAGTTCGTCGGCTCAGCTAAGCGCAAGCGCCGAACGTTGGACGTGCGCACCATGGCACGTGAGGGCTTAATGTTCGACCGTCCTCTCACTAAGGGCTCCACGAAGGCCACCAAGGCTGGCGTTGGCAAGTTTTCTCTCCCCGAGACCGAGCCTCTGGAGTTTCCTGAACGTGACCTGCCGGTCGACCCATGGGTGCTTGGCTATTGGCTCGGCGACGGCTCTACGGGGCATGGCGAAGCCACCGCTGATGTTGACGACATTCCGCACGTCCGCGAGCGCCTGCGTGCAGCCGGGTATGACATTGGCGGCATCTGGAAGAAGAAGGAGGGTGGTCGAGGTCGCAAGTTCAGTATCCTCGGCCTCATGAAGGACCTCAGGAAGGCTGGAGTCCTAGACGATAAGCACATCCCTGACGACTATCTGTATGCCTCTGTGGAGCAGCGCAGGGCGCTCATCCAGGGGCTCATGGACTCTGATGGCTATATCGATAAGAAGGGGTCTGCGGAGTACTGTCAGGTGCGCAAGCATATCGCTGACGACATGGCGTTCCTCCTGCGCTCCATGGGCGTGAAGGTGAACGTCAGGGAGTCGGAGGCGAAGCTCTATGGTCGTGTCACTGGTCCTCGCTACCGGCTCACGTTCAAGCCCTACAGGCACCAGAACCTTGTGACTCTGCCCCGCCGCGCGGAGAGGGTGCAGGAGCAGCGCAGGAAGCCTATCCCGAGGGTCATTAAGGATGTGCGTAGGGTGGCCCCTGTGGATGCCCGTTGCATCACCGTGGAGGCTGAGGATGGCCTGTATCTGGTGGGGGAGACGATGGTCGTCACCCACAACTCCCCGTTCGCTGCGGCTATGTGCCTGTTCGAGCTCCTCGGCCCTTGCCGCTATGACGGGTTTGACCGGCATGCGCCTTTCGGGGTGCGTGCGAAGCCGATGAGTATGCCGCTAGTGCAGATTGTGGCTTGCAGTGAGGCGCAAACTCAAAACACGATCAGAATGGTTCGGGCATTCTGCCAGAAAAAGGGTTCGCTGGCTCGAAAATATGATCTTGAGGTGGCGAAGACGTTCATTGAGACGCCTGGCGGGGGTAAGCTTCAGCAGATGACGTCTTCTGCATCCTCCATGGAGGGTGGTGAGGTGTCCTTCGTTGTGGGGGATGAGCTGGAGCACTGGGTCCCCGCCCAGGGTGGTCCTGCCATGTTGCAGACGATTCAGCAGAACGCGGCGAAGATGGGTGGACGGTTCATGGGCACCTGCAATGCGTGGATTCCGGGTGAGCAGTCGTCCGCAGAGGCGGTCTTTGAGGCGTGGTGCGACCAGGAGGACGGCCTCACTAGAGGCAAGACGAAGATCCTCTACGACGCCCGCATCGCTCCCCCGAACACGGTTCTGACGGATGAGCCAGAAGAGGGGCAGGTTGGCCTCACGGAGGCCCTGGAGTACGTGTATGAGGACTGTCCGTGGGTGAATCTGGAGTCGATCAAGGAGCAGATCTGGTCTCCCGAGTACCCAGAGTCTCGCTCTATCAGGTTCTTCCTGAACAGGCCGAACGCGGCTGAGGCGTCGTGGGTCACGTTGGAGGAGTGGACGCAGCTCCGTAAGCCTGACCGGAAGGTGGAGCCTGGGGAGAAGATCGTCATGTTCTTCGACGGATCCAAGTCGAATGACCATACGGCTCTCGTGGGGTGCTGCATGGAGGACGGGCACATCTTCAAGATCGGACACTGGAAGCCGGAGAAGCCCCTGGGCGTGGTGAATGTGGCTGCCGTGGATGCGGGGGTCAGGCGGGCGTTCGACACGTATAACGTGGTGGCGTTCTGGGCTGACGTCCGGGAGTGGGAGTCATTCACGCGCACTGCCTGGCCCGAGGACTTTGGTGACCGGCTGATCGTCCCTGCCGTGCGTGGGGGCATGTCCGCGTCCCCGATCGCATGGGATATGCGCTCCCACGCCTACCAGTTCGCTGAGGCAGCGGAGACGGCGTTCACGGAGGTCCAGCAGCAGGCGTTCACTCACGATGGGGACTCTGCCCTGGGTGAGCACGTGTCCAACTGTCGCGTGAATGAGTTCAAGGGGCGCTGGTCTGTGAAGAAGGAGTCCCCGAAGTCGTCTAAGAAGATCGATCTGGCTGTGTGCATGATCGGCGCTAGAATGTTGTACAGGTACGTCAAGAGCAGCAAGGAGTGGGCCGACATGAATAAGCCGGTTGGTGCGTGGACGGTGATCGTGTGAGCTTTGAGAAGATGCTCGCTAGCTTTGAGGGTGGCGCTTATCGTCCGGAGTCGTTCGAGACGTACTATGAGCAGAGTGAGCGCCTGGATGCCCTGGGTATCAGCATCCCGCCGGAGGCGCGGGTGCTGGAGATGCAGGCGCCGTTCGCGAAGATGGCTATTGATGTCCTGACTGAGGTCCTGATCCCGGCTGGGTTCATCATCGCGGATGATGGGCGTAAGGATCTGGTGCGTGACCTGCGTGTCGTGTGGCAGGCCAATGACATGGATTCTCAGTTCAATCTGGCGGCGGCTGAGGCGCTTGCTGCCGGCTCCGTGTTCTGGGTGCTGTCTCCTGCGGATGAGGATCATGAGCATCCGTCTGTTCGGGCGCTGGACTCGCGGCACGCCGGTGTCCGCATCGACCACTTTGGGAACGTGATCGAGGGGATTGCCGTCTACCGTTCGGGAGATGGCGTTAAGTGCGCCTCGTACTACACGCCTGACGGTATGACCGCGTACAGGCAGGTCGGTACCCGGTGGGTGTCCGACTGGTCTACGAGTGACCCGTGGGGTGCGTCGATCGTGCCTATGTTCAACCGGGCTCGGCTCCGTGACCGGTACGGCCGGTCTGACCTGAAGGAGCTGAAGACGGTCATTGACGCGGCCTCTAGGACTCTCACGAACCTTCAGATGGGGCAGGAGGTTGCCGCTTTCCCGCTGAGGTTCCTTATTGGTGACGGCGCTGACCGGATGCTGGCCGGGCAGCAGGCTGCCCGCACCGCTCGGAGCCCCATCGATCTCCACCTCCAGCTCGGCGCAGGATCGCCCCGCAGGCCCCCATGCCGTCCTGGTCCCGGTCACTACGCCGTCGCGCCACATCATGGCGGCAGGATAGACGGATCAGCGGGGCCCCGGCCGCCGGACGC